CGTAGCAGCAATCGACGACGGGGTAGACTCAACTAAGACGTTTATTCGAAACCGTATTACTCAAATGCAGGTATCTACTACTGATACTGCTGCTTACGGTTCCGGCGAATATGATCTAACTCTTACTGGTGGTAACATTACTGTTTCTAACAATATTACTTACCTTGTACCAGAAGAGCTGGGCGCAGTAAACGTTCCTATTGAAGGAGTAACAGGTGGTCGTACAGTTACTGGTAACTTTACTTGTTACTTAACTTTAGACACTGCTGGTGCTGATCGAGGAACTTCCGTAGACTTGTTTAATGATATGACAACTCCTGGAAAGGGACTTGATAAAGTTGTAAATGACTTCCAAGTAACCTTCCAAGTTGGTGGCGGCGTAGCGGGTACTCCCCGTCTGTACGTAACTTGCCCTAAGGTTCACATTGAAGTACCTACCCACTCTATTGAGGATGTAATTTCTGTAGAGACTGGCTTTGGTGCTTACACTGAGGACTTCGATAAGGCAGACGAGTTTACTCTTACTTACTTTGGTATCGCACCGTAATTAGTGAGTGTTAATATAAAGGGGCTTCGGCCCCTTTTTTATTTTTACCTAACTAAAAATAATTCTTGACTCCTCACCTCTTTTTGCATATACTATACAGTATAAAATTTAATAACCTTACCAAGACTAAAAGGACGTAATATGACAGATTCACCAGTATCTTTAGCGAGTCTTATGACTCCAAGTAAAACTGTTACTCTTGACTTTCCTGGGTACTCTGGTCTTACTATAGACGTATGCTACCTAGCCCGAGAAGAGCTTATAAAGCTACGAAAAAAGTGTGTAACAACTAAGTTTGACAAAAAAACTCGTCAACCAGAAGAAATTCTTGACGAGGATAAGTTTCTTATAGAATACTGTAGAGCAGTTATCAAAGGATGGAAGGGCTTTAAATATCGTTACCTAGAAGAGTTTCTTTTGGTAGATATATCAAGTCTTGACGCAGATGAGTGCTTAGAATATACCCAAGAAAATTCAGAGTTGCTTATGAAGAACTCTAGTGATTTCGACTCTTGGGTTACTGAAACTGTGGGAGATTTAGAAAATTTTACTGGGAACAAGTAGCTGAAATACAGGCGCTACTTGAGCGATACGTAAAAGAAGATACATCTATAGACGTAGATAAGTACCTAACTATCTGCGAACAATTAGGTCAAGAGCCTGATCCTGCCAAAATGCCGCTCGACTCCTCAGATTTCCCTGTGGAAGTTCAAGTGGCATTTTTTATATTCTCTCTTATGAGCGACGTTTGGGAGGGAATGTCAGGAAGCTATATGGGGAAAGATTGGAGTGCTATTGAGTCCTTATTAAATATAAATAATATAGAGGACAAAAAGACAACGATATATTTTTTAAAGATGTACGAGAACGCAGTAATATCTACTAGAGCAAAAGAAGCAGAGAAAAAACGAAAAGCTGAAGAAAGAAAGTCTAAATCTTCAGGAGGTGGAAAAAATTTCACCCATAATGTTACCGGCTAATGGCAAACGAAATTAAATTAAAAATTAGAGTTGACGATGACGGTAATTTAAAAGTTGTTGGAAAAAGTGCTGAAAAGGCGGCCAAGGGGCTAGACCAGACTGGTAGAGCTGCTCAAACTGCTGACCGAAGATTAAAAGGCGCTGCCAAAGCCTCCGCAAATGGTACTAAAAACTTTAGTAAACTTGCTCAAGGAATTTCTGGAGGATTAGTACCTGCTTATGCCACCTTGGCTGCACAAATCTTTGCTATTAGTGCCGCTTTTAACTTTTTAAAGGCAGCAGGAGATTTAAAGTCCCTTCAAGAAGGTCAGATAGCATACGCCTCTTCCACTGGTGTAGCAATGAGGACTCTTACTCAAGATATAATAGACGCTACAGACGCACAAGTTTCTTTTCAAGACGCTGCGGCAGCCGGAGCTATAGGAACTGCAGCGGGGCTAAGTACTTCACAAATAACTAGTCTAGGAAAAGCTGCTAAAGATGCGTCTATAATTCTAGGAAGGGACGTTACTGATTCTTTTAATCGCCTAGTAAGAGGTGTAACTAAGGCAGAGCCAGAATTACTTGACGAACTAGGAATAATACTTAGGTTAGAGCAAGCCTCTAAGGATTACGCAAGAACTTTAGGAGTTAATGCAAAAGACTTAACTCAGTTTCAGAAATCACAAGCAGTAGCAAATGACGTTCTATCTCAAGCAGAATCTAAATACGGTAGAATAATAGAAATTGTAAACCCAGGTGTGAACAAGTTTAATCAGCTAGGTAAAGCTTTTGATGACATAGTAAACAATATTAAGACACTTGCTGTAGACTTAGCCACTCCTCTTGCTAACTTATTTATAGACGTTCCACAACTTGCTTATGCGGGTTTTCTATTAATTGGTAAAGGGGTACTTTCCGCTGCAATACCCGCCCTATCAGAGCTTGGAGATAGCTTGGCCGAGGTAGCAGAAAAATCATCAAAATCTTTCGAAGCAGCCCAGGCAGATGTAGAAGCATACCAAAGAGCAGTAAAAGCAGCAGCAGCTGACCCCACTGCTGCTAGGGAGCTTAAAAAACAAGCTCAAAGTAGCGCGAAGGCCTCTTTAGCCGCTGCAGGAATAACCAAGGGAAGAAAGAACTCTGGGCTAGCAAATATTTTAGGTGATAAAGAGACTACAACTAGACAGCTTGCCTCGATGAAAAAAGCCGCGACGTCTGGAGCAAAAACTTATGAAGGCATGAGCAGGAAGATTCGTAGAGACTTTGTTCGCGCCTTGGATGATATGATTGTTGCTCAGCAGGCAGCAGAGCGTAAAATGGTTATACAAACCCAAACTACTACTCAAAAAATGGCTCTAGGCTGGAAAAAGCTAGGGGCCACCGCTAGAGGGGTTTTAGCTTCTACTACTGCTTTTGCCGTTACGGCAGGAAACGTCATATCTAGAGCCTTCTTTTGGTTACAAATTTTAGGAACAGTTTTTGTTGCGGGTAAGCTTGCGTACGACTTCTTTGCTAAATCTAATGAAGAAACAGAAAAAACAATAACAGCTTCCTCTATGCTGGGAGATAGGTTGAAAGGATTAAATAAGGACTATGAGAATCTTGTTGAAGTGCAAAAGGTTTTACTAGAGGATGCTCCTAATAGTCTTAACTTTTTCAAAACACTAGGAAATGTTGTTAATAGTTTAACGTCTAAAGAACTAACACTTTTAACAGAGCAACTAGAGGCTGTGGCCAACACATCTTTTGCAGAGAGCATTAAAAAAGCTGAAAGTGACTTCTCTGATTTTTCTAAAAAAGTGGAAGAATTTAATACTAAGACCGAATCAGCCCCCGTCTATACCCCCTTTGGAGGAAGCTCTGCGGCGATCGGCAATTCACTACAACTGACAAAAGCTCTACAAGACCAAAAGCAGGCACAAGAGGTTCTAAACAGTTCTCTATTAGACTTTATAATGACTTCAGAGGATAGCACGGAAGCCCAAAAGAGTGCTGCACAATTTATACAAACACAGATAGACTTATTAACAGAAGGAAAAAATAGCTTTCTATCAACATCAAAGTCTGGGGAAGCGTATTTAAATAGTTTGAATAAGATTGCCGCCGGAGGAAAAGTATCTATTGAAGTATTACTAGCCCAAAAAGATGCAGTTGCAGAGCTAGGCGCGTCTATAGCAGAGTTAGAAAGAGTTCAAAAAGACAATAAAGACCAGTTCTCTGATTTTGTTCTTAGTTTCGCAGGAGAAAGTAGAGAGAGCAGGATATTAAAAAATATACAAAAAGAAAAAGATGCAATAAATAAACTTTTAGGGGAGGGCGTAGGTGACGAAGATGGTGCACAGTCAGCCCGCCTTGAAAAACTAGCTGGCCAAGAAGCACTAGCGACTACCATATTAGATAAACAGTTTAAAATAAAAGAAGATACCTTAAAATTGCAAGTAGCCTCTATTAAGCTAGCGAGAGGTGTTACTAAAGGGCAGGCAGATAGATTAAAAATAGATCAAAAAATAAAGCAAAATGCTATTGAGCAAAGAGCAGTTGAACTAAATATTTCTTCAATTAGGCAGGCGGCTCGGGAAGACAATAATAGGGCCCTTAATGAAGATGAGAAAAGGGCTCTGGAAATTAACACTCAAAAATTAAATCTTCTAAAGGAGCAAACAACAGAGTTGGCGAGGCAGCTAGACGTAGCAGTAGAGCTGGAGCAAACCTTCAAAAATAGTTTTGAGAGAGGTTTCTCTTCTGGACTAGCAGACTTAATAAAGGGTAATGAATCTAGCTTGCGCGACTCAATAGCAGCGCTAGCAACAACTGTCCTCGATTCTATAGCAGATGTTATAAGTAAGAGAATTACTGATTCTGTAGTTGATCTTTTATTCCCCGTCCAAAAACCTGCGGATAAGATTAAACAGGCTCATGTAGAGGGCGCACAAGTAATTAGCGATGCAATAGTAGGTGCACACAATGCGTCTGTGGGCAGCATAAAGGCGGGCAGCGTAAAAGTTTCAGAGTCAGGAACAGTATCAACAGGTGTTGGCTCAGGTCTGGGAACAGAAGCGTCTGATACTAGAGGTATACTAGAGCGTTTGCTAGGTAGCAAAACTGTAGGTAAAGTAACTTCAGAAGGTGCGGGAGGAGTTTTTGCAGAGAGTGAAATAACACGAAGAACTGGAGGAGTATTCAGTGGCTTTATAAATGCTTTTTCCGACGTTTTTAATAAGAATGTTGACGGAGGCTTTATAACTAAGTTAGGAGCAGTTTTTCAAGAAGGAGGAAGTCTTTTCGGCCAGCTATTTGAAGGTATCGTAGGAATATTCTCAGGTGGTGGTGGAGGCGGATTTCTTACTACTCTCATAGGTGGTTTTTTGGGCATGGCCAATGGCGGCTATGCAACTGGAGGATTTAGAGCTTTTGCTAACGGAGGTACGGTGAATAAGCCTACTCTTGGGCTAGTAGGAGAAGGTAAGTATAATGAGGCAATTGTCCCCCTACCTGACGGCAAATCTATACCTGTAATGATGAAAGGGTCTCAGAGCAGTAATGTTGTAGTAAACGTTCATATTGACAAAAATGGAAATAGTATGCAAGACGGAACATCAGATAACGCTCAAGGAATGAACTTGGGCAACGCAATAGCATCAGCAGTACAAAAAGAAATGCAAAATCAAAAACGTTCGGGCGGAATACTTAATCCGTATGGAGTAGCGTAATGGCAGCACAGTATAGCTTTACAATGAGTATTTCAGACCTAAATGAAATTTTAGGAACTCTTCCGGGCCCTGGTCGACAAGATAGCTATGAAATTAGAGCAGATAGAGGATTAAATCGACAAGTAACCTATTCTCTTTTAACTGCAAAATTCGGAGATGGGTATGAGCAGAGAGCTTTAGATGGTATAAATACTAAACAAGAAAGTATTTCTATTTCTTTTAATAATAGAGACTATAAAGAGGCTAACCTAATCGCTGCTTTTTTTGATTTAAAGCAAGGACTAAACTTTGATTTAAAAGTAACAAATACTTTACTCGATCCTGAACAAACTACGGTTGATGGAACACCTGAAACTATCCGTGTTGTATGTGATAACTATAATTTAGTATATGGTCATGATACTGTGGTTTCTATACAAGCAACACTTAGACGAGTTTATGAGCCCTTATAATGGTAGATTTAATTGATACAGTACAAGACCAAGAAATAGATGACGCTTATCTAGAGCTTTTTGATATTAACTTACGGTGGGTAAATTCTGCTGGAGACTTAGTTAGTGATATAATTCATTTAGTTGATGGGTTAGATAATGATAATCTTAACTTATGGATGCCTTATGATAACTCAGGAAGTTTAGAGTGGGCCGAGTACATAGCATGCCCAATTGCAATAGAAGGGGTATCTCTAACATCTACTGGCGCCCCTGCCAGGCCCACACTATCTATAGCTAATGTAGTTTCTCTAGCTAGAACTATAAGTAGTTCTGATGGGGTTAGCTATGGAGATGGAGATTCAGATGAAACTAATTTTTCTACTGGAGGCAGTTATAATGCTGATGCTAATACAGTACTTGCAGAGCTAAACATATCAAAAAATGAAGATATTTTAGGATCCATAGTAAACCATAGAAAAACGTTAAGAAAAAATACATACGTAAAAATAAGTGGAAGCTACTATACTTATTCCGATAGGAGTACTACTATAACAGGAGTGCCAGCTCCAAAAGAGTTTCCTTCAGGAAGATTTGTTTTAGATAGAGTATCCGCGGAAAATAATTTAGTAGTACAGTACGAATTGGCAAGTCCTTTTGATGTACAGGGACTAAAAATTCCTAATAGATACGTAATTGGAAAATACTGCCCTTGGGACTACAGAGGTGCTGCTGGAACAACTGATTCAATAAAGTCAGGCTGCACTTGGAATGGTGGGGGATATACTATAGATAATGATTCAGTTTCTGCTAATAGTGCGGGAGATGTTTGTGCAAAAACAGTACAAGCATGTAAAGTTAGATTTCATGGGGCTGAAGATGCTGATAGTGACATTCCTCTACCTTTTGGAGGGTTCCCAGGAAGCCGTAAGTTTAAGTAATGATTGAAGAAATACAAGAACACTTTGAAAAAGAGTACCCACGAGAAGGCTGTGGAATAATTGGTATTATAAAGGGAAAGAAGAAGTGGTTTCCTTGCAGAAATGTGGCAGAAAGTGAGGATGATTTTGTGCTATCTTCTGAGGATTACTTTGAAATTGTAAAACGATGTGATATTTTAGCAATTGTTCACAGCCATCCCGATGCAAGTAATAAACCAAGTATTACAGATATAAATTATTGTAACGCATTGGGTATCCCCTACTGGATATTTAGTTATCCAGATATGGATCTAAATATACTAAACCCAGAAACCATAAGTCGCCCACTTATAGGTAGAGAGTATAAATTTGGAGTTACCGACTGTTTTGAGGCAATGAGAGATTGGTTAGCTAGTGAAAATATACCCATACCTTCAAGAGGGTACTTTGAGGACGATTGGTGGGAAAAAGGATTAAATTATTTTACTGAAGAAAATATTAAAAACTGGAAGCATAAAAAAGTTGATACACCTAAGAAAAACGATGTTTTAATTTTTCAAATGGAATCAGATGTTCCAAATCACTGCGGGGTATACTTAGGAAATGATGTATTTTTTCACCACGCAGTAAACCGACTGTCCTGTAGAGAGTCTCTCTACCCGTTATGGAGACAGTATATAGTAGGGATTTATAGATATGAAGCGTAAAGTGTACTTAGACGGGGAAATGGCAGAAAAATTTGGGTCTGAATTTACTATTCATGCTAAAACTACTTCTGATATTTTCTGTAATCTTGAATGTAATTTTCCAGAGCTACGTCAATACTTATTAGACTGCCATGAGAGAAACATAGGCTTTATATTAAAAGTAGGTGGAGAACAACTAGAGAACCAAGAAGAGTTGTTACTATCTTTGGGAGAGGGAGATGTGTATTTATCCCCTCAACCCGCAGGCTCTAAAGGGGTTGGTAAGATACTTGCAGCTATTGCAATAATTGCTTTAGTTGTGTACGCCCCCCAGCTAATGCTTGCCG